GTAAAAAAAAAAAAGAAGCCGCTCGGGTTTTGGACGTTTATTTGCAAGAGGGTACGATGCGGAAAGCAGCCGAAAAGTTAGGTTGCGGCCATGTGACCGTACACAATAAGATCAAGTTAATGAAATCAACCTAACATACTATGGCAGCACCGAGGGGTAATTTATTTGCAATTGGTAATACAGGCGGCAGACCGCCGCTATTTACTAATCATGAGGACTTAGCATCGAAGATCGCAGCCTATCTTGACTGGGAGGATGAGAACCGTGGTAATGATGCAAAGGGTGTAGGGAAGGGGCTTTACACTATTTCCGGCTGTGCTTTGTTTTTGGGATTTGCAAGCAGACAATCGTTTTATGATCTCGAAAAAAGAGATGAGTTTTCTTACATCATGCAGCGATTTAAGCTGTTTATGACTCACTGGAATGAACAGAAACTGTACTATATGGGTACTTTCCCCGGCTCTAAGCTATGGTTAACCAACTTCGCCGGGTACACCGAAGAAACAACTCAGACTGTCCGTAACATCACAGAGGTAAAGCCGGAGGTAGTTATGACTGATGCACCTAAATTCGCATCCAGAGAAAGCGAGGTTGACGGCTTGTAATGTTTAAAACGTCCGGCTTATATCTTGAAAACCTGAATGAAACCGCTGACATTGTAATTGATCAGGGTGGTACTCAATCAGGTAAGACGTACTCACTTATGCAAGTGCTTTCGAGCAAGGCTGTAAGTGAGTACGATAAGGTTATAACCGTAGTTGGTCAAGACATTCCAAATCTTCGCGCCGGTGCATTGCGCGATATGCAGACGGTAGTACGTTCGTCTGTTGAGTTACAATCGCTTATCAGTGGTTATAACGCTACAACACTCACCTATACGTTTAACTCCGGTTCTATTATGGAGTTTAAGTCCTATGGTAATGCACAGGACGCTCACAGCGGTAAGCGCGATTACTTATTTATCAACGAAGCCCCCGGCGTAAGTTGGCAGATTTCTGAGCAATTAATTGACCGTACCCGTACACGCACCTACATTGACTATAATCCATCCGCCGAATTTTGGGTACATGACAAACTGATTAATAGTAAGTACGGTGATAAATCAACTCGTTTGATTATTTCCGACCACCGCCACAATCCCTTTCTTTCTCAACAACAGCATGACCATATTGAAGCCAAAGCAGTGCAAGACCCGGCATGGGGGCGCGTTTATGCACGGGGCTTAACCGGTAAGATCGAAGGGTTAATCTTTAGCCGATGGTCTGTTGTTGATGCGATTCCGAAGGATGCAACTTTTGTCGGGCGTGGCCTCGACTTTGGTTTTACAAATGATCCGACTGCTGTTGTTGAGGTGTATAAGCAAGATGGTAAGTTGTGGATTAATGAGGTGCTTTACGAACGCGGATTAACCAATACAGACATCGACAAACGCCTGATGTCTTTAGGTATTAACAAGTCAGAAAATCTTATCCCCGATTCTGCTGAACCGAAAAGTATTGAAGAACTCACCCGGTTAGGATGGTATTGCACCGGGGCTTTGAAAGGAGCAGACAGCGTTAAGAATAGTATTGATACTTTGCAACGTTACGAATTGTGCATTACGAAAAATTCCGCTAACTTGCGGCGTGAGATCGGCAAGTATAAATGGATTGTTGACCGCAATGGTCGCACACTTAACGAACCGGTGGACTTCGACAATCACGCAATTGATGCACTGCGATACGTTGCATTGAACAAACTCCGCCACGCGGGCGGACATATTGAAATGAGATGAGCAACATCACCATACAACAATTCCAAAGGGTTTACGCCGCATACATGGCCGATGACTATTTAGAGCCAATCGACCGTAATTTAGCCGTTGTGGCTGCATTGTACGGAAAGCCTGTTGAGTGGGCGGAATCATTGCCCACCAATAAGCTGTACAAGTACGCAAAACGCGCTACCGAGATCGCCACGCACAACGCGAAACCACTACACGCGCTATCTGTTTGGATTGGTTGTGTTTGTTATACAATTCGCATCAGTCCGAAATCTTCAACGGTTGCACAGCAGCGCGTACTCGAAACCTGTCGAAGCGAAGAACACGGCGGCTATGTGGCTAATATGCACCTTGCTTTGTCTGCACTATCTGAACCGGGTAAGTTGTTTGGTTTATTTCCGATAAAAGAAACACCTGAACGGCGGGCGGCAAAGTTCCAAAAGAAAATGCCGTTCCGCCGCGCTTTAGGTTATGCGCTTTTTTTTTGCGAACTACCGACGAACTTATCGGTAGCTATGGATTTGGAGGTTCAGAAGAAAGCAAAGGCGGTAACGAACTCGATCCTGAAGCGCAAAAGAAAACTACTATCTCAGCAGTAGCCGCTCGTTTCGGCATTGATTACACAATTCACGTACTTAGTGCCGGTGATCGTACTAAGTGGGGTTATTATTATGAATTAAACTTTGTGGCGTATTTGAACTATCTTAGTATGCTGCAAGAAATGGAGTAATCATGGAATCAATTAAAAGCCTGAAAATTCAACGCCTCGAAATATTGAAAAAAAATATTATCGCCAAGTATTAAATACGAAGAACGCTTAATTTTACGGTGCGATATTTTTGCTGTTGAAAAAAAGATAGGATCAATGGAAAATGAAATTAATCAATGGCCGACCCGATTGACAAATACTTAGCCGAATTAGGGCAGCGTCTGGTTAATGAGTTAACCGCGAAACTTGATCAGAAAGGTAAGGTTGCATCTGGCAATCTTCGCCAGTCAATCGGTTATAAGGTTGTGCGAAATGGTGACGAATTAGCCTTTCAGATCACAGCGGATGAATATTACCAACAGGTTGATAAAGGGCGCGGCAAGTCAACGAAGAAAGGCGATAAACCACTAAGCGCCATTATTTATGAGTGGATAATTCGTAAGGGTATTCCTGTTGGTGAACTTACCCGCGCCGGTGCTGCTAAAAAGTTTGGAGGCCGCAAAAGATTACGATCACTAATTGAGAATCGCCGCCGGGGCATGGCGTTTGCGATTGCCCGAAAGATTCATAAACGTGGTTACAAAGGCTCAAACTTTTGGAGCGAAGTAGTGAACGAGGAACTGTTAACGCAAGTTGAAAAGGAGATAGCCCTACTGTTTAGGGTTCAAATTCAAGCTACGTTAACAGATGGCAATAACAATACATCAGCAGCCTAACAGTTATACACCGGCACATAATCCGGTGGTTTACGTGGCTTCGTCAACGAATAACACGCAGCCGAATTTCTTTTATCTGTTCGACGTTTACATCAACGGCGCTGCGTCTTATTCAGCCCGCATAGCTTCGCCGTCGCATCCTGTTCACGGTTCGCAGTATTGCGACGTGTCTGCCGTTGTTTCGTCGTTTTTGGCAGCGTCTTATTCAACTCCCGGCGCTTCGTTTGAAACGCACGGCAATACGATGCTGTGCGACGTTGTGGTGCGTATTGGTGAGCGTTACGACATGTTCGGGGTGTCAACTGATTTTCCGAACTTAGCGGACTCAGTAAAAGTGTATTGTTTTCATGCAGCCATTAAACCGCGTGAATATGAGGCGTGGGATAGTGCAGATTATTTACCCGATACAAATACGGTTTCGTTTCTTACTGATATGCCAGACTTGTTGACTGTTTCTGACGATCAACACGGATGGCTAAGTTTTATTTATCGCGGGTTTGGTTCGGGCGGCGAACGCGCAAAGTATGCGGAGGTAAGCACGTTCGACAATACAGGTGCACTAATTGCTACAACTCGAATAATAAACAACAACTCAACCATAACAACAAACGCACAACGTTTTCAAACTTTCCCATTTGCGCCCCGTTCGCTCAACCTAATTCCGGGCGCGGACATTGTTATTGGTACTCAACCGATTATAACCGCGAATACGCATACTTATACGATTAACCTACTTTCATCGGCTCTGGCACAAACAACCGAAGAGCGTTCGTTTAAAGTTAATCGCGATTGCAATCCGTTCGGACAGGCTGAAATACATTGGTTAAACCGGTTTGGTGGTTTTGATTCATTCAGCTTCAAAGCCCGTGTTGATGAACCTACCGAAGTGGCCATGCAAACATACCAACGGCCAGAGGGTGAGTTATCCGCAACGGCATGGGATTACGATGCTTCGCGCCCGACATCGCTGCAATACAGCACAATGATTAAGAACGGGCTAATAGTGCATACCGGTTACCTGCGCGATGCAGAGGCGCGTTATGTGGCCGATCTGGTATTATCTCCATTGCACTATCTGATGTTGCCAGATGGTGAGGGCACACGCGTTCCGTTAACACTTAAAACGCGAACCATTGCACCGCAATCAACAATAGCAAACGGACGTGTTATGTACGTCTTTGAGTTCACGGTACGTAACGAATACACAGCGCAACGCCAATGATGGAGGTAATTATCAACGGCGTATCTTGCCCGGTTTCTGGTGAATTACCAGTTAGCCTTAACTTTCAAGTCAACACAATTAAGACTTTGAAAGATCGGAAAGGTGCGTTCAGCAAGTCCGTAACCATACCCGGCAGTCCCGAAGTGAAGCGGTTGTTTACTCAGATTTTCGAGATTAATCTTGACGTAACGAATAACACATCAACACAGTTCAATCCCGATTTCAATCCGAATATTAAAACGCCCTGCTATGTGTACGACGGGCAAACACCGGTAATGGTGGGCTTTGCGCGATTGATGGAGATTAAGCGAAAGTTTCAACAGCTTGGCGATGTTGAATTTATTGTGCAGATCACGGGTGATAACGCTGATCTGTTTACGCTGCTGAATGATTACTACCTGACCGATTGCGATCTGTCTGCATTCGATCACACGTACAACCGTGCAACGATCTTAGCAAGTTGGGTTGCGGCGTTTGGGCAGGGATATGTTTATCCGCAAATCGACTTCGGCCAAAACAATACCACTAACTGGAATCTCACGCACCACTATCCGGCAGTGTACGCTAAACAGTACATTGATTCAATGTTTGAACTGGTGAGCCGCCAATACATTAGCGGGTTTTTCACCAGTTCGCCGTTTGAAAATTTGGCTGTACCATTTAACCGGGATAAGTTCGCGCTAACCACGCAGCAGATGCAAGATAGGGCGGTGCTCGAAGAAATTGGCACAACACAAACCTTTGCAATTGATTCAGTGGCAAGTAGCGTAAACATTGCGCCGCTAATATTCGATACCGAAATTTATGACATATCAAACCAGTATATCGATACCGGTATAGATGCGGGTAAAATAGTTATCGGTACAATCGGCAGTTATACATTCAGGTGCAGCCTTACGCTTCGATTTACGCTAACATCTGGCACTGGAAACCCTGCCGGTACATTGTTTATTGTTTACGACAACGGCAGCACACAAACAGCAATAGGCGTAACACCGTTTTCTTTTGCTTCGTTTGGCGTTGACTATGTTGTCGAGGTGTTTTTCACTTCGCCGATACTAATGCAGCCGGGACATAAGATTTGGGTACGACTTGACCCGCATATCAATGACCCGTTAGGTACTGCGCTTGGTGCTGTTGATATTAAAGCCCCGTCGTACTTTCAGGGCGTTGTTGGAAACCCGGCGCTGGTTGAGGGTTCGCCAGTGTCGATGGCCGCTGTTATTCCGCAAAATATCCGCTGTTCGGATTTCCTGATGTGGCTCTGTCAAAAGTTCAATCTAATGATTGAGCCGTCACGCGATAATCCGAAAAAGTATGTTATTGAACCGGCGGGCGTGTTTTATGGAAATGATTTTATTGACATGACCGAACAACTCGACGTTAGTTCGGACTTTGTTCAGAAGCCGATTGGACTACAAACTGGCAAGCGTTTCATTTACCGTGATAAGGCCGATACTGATTACCATAACAAGCTATACAGCGACACCTACGGTGAAGTGTACGGGCAGCGTGTAATTGATGTGAATAATGATTTCAGCACAGCCGAACAGATTACAGAAACCGGTTTTTCCCCAACAGTACTTGTTGGATATACCGGCCACAATCGCATCTATTCAGCAATCGTAAACGGCAACACGTCCGCGCCAACAAAGCACAATATTCGGCTACTGTACTACGGTGGGCTTGTGCCGTGTTCTCCTGACTGGATAATGATTACAAATGCGGGCAACTTCAATCACAACACCTATCCGTATGTCGGACATCTGGATAGCATCAACACACCTACGTTTGATTTGAACTTCGGAATACCACAAGCCCTATACTATCCAACAACCGTTTACACCAATGGAAATTGCTATAACTTATATCATTCCGACTTCGTTTCTGAGATAACAGACCCCGGCGGCAAGATGGTTGAGGCGATGTTTAACGTGAAGCCGGTACATATTTCAACGCTTTCTTTTGGCCGGTTATGGTATGTTGGTAATACGTTATACCGTCTGCAATCAATCGAGGATTACGACCCTGTAAAACGATTACTAAGCAAGGTTACATTACTCAAAGTAAAGCGCGGTGTTTTATTTTCACCACGTACTGCTGAAATATTCGGCGGCGAAGGTAGCAACATCGACGGTGAAGCAGCACCGGTAACAATTGGTTACGTTGATCGCGCCCCGGTTGTGGAGCAAAGTAGGTACGTCGGGAACGTTGTTGATTCAAACACAGACCGCATATTCATAAACGGTAGCGGAAACCGCGTAGGCTCAGGGTGTAATAACATTACAATCGACGGTAACAACAACACAATACAGCCGGGCGTAACAGGTGTTACACTTATTCAGTGCGAAGGGTTAACCATAGGTGAATCTGATGCAGTGTATATTAACAATCATAAACATCACCCGTAATGGCAGATGAAAAAAATATTGCGCTAAACCTTGTTATTAAAGGCGAACAGGGCTTTCAGTCTGTTAAGGAACTTCGGCAATACCTGAAAGAACTGAACGCAGCGATGTTACAAATGGGCGATACTTCATCTCAGGAGTTCGCGCAGCTTGCACGTGCAGCAGCAAATGCCCGCGATCAGATTGACGGCATAAATGAAAACATTCGAGCGTTCGACCCCGATAACAGGTTTGCGGGTCTGGCGCAGGGCGCGCAAGGTATCGCTAATGGTATTCAGCTTGCAACTTCGGCAATGGCTCTTTTCGGTGCAGAATCCGAAGATGTGCAAAAAATAATGATGCGCGTTCAGGCGGCAATGGCATTCAGTCAGGCAATATCTCAGATCGGACAAATGAAGGGCGCATTCGAGGCATTCAACACCGCCGTGCGAGCCAATCCGATATTAGGTGTGGTTGCCGCAATAATCGCGCTTGCTACTGCCGCTATTGGCCTTTATGAAGCGTTTAAAAAAGATAGCGAAGCACTACAAAGCGTAAATAAAGAACTTGAACGCGCGAAAAAATTAAACGAAGAACTTGCACCCGAATACGAACGCCAAGCCAAACTTGCAGAGGCGCAAGGCAAGTCAATGCAGGAGGTTAACGATATTCGGCGCAAAGGAATTGACGTTCAGTTGGCTGAAATAAACGCATCTATAAAGGTTCAGGAGGTTAAACTTCGGGAAATAAAAACAAATGATTCTCTTTGGGAAAGCACACAGCGGCTACTTGGTGCAGCACTCAGATATATCGGACAGGCTGCACAGGCGAATTTAATCGAGCTTGCTATTTTGCAAAACAAAAAAGAAAGAGCCGCCGAAGAAGAAAAGACATTAACCGAGCTTAACGAAAAGAAAAAAGACCTTATAAATGAAATTGCAATTCTCGCAGCAAACGAAAATAAAGAAGCTGAAAAAAGAGGCGAAGAATATAACGCGAAACAAAAAGCCCTGCGCGAAAAAGATATTGCCGAACGCCGCAAGTATGCCGGTGAGCGAGTAAAGGCCGAACAGGCGTTGAATGATGAAGTGGCAAAGTTGCAAGACGAACGCTTTTTAGCAAACTCGAAAAATGAATTAGACCGTATTGCCCGCGAAGAAGAAATTGCAGTTGCAGATTTCAAACGTCGGAATAAAGGGCTTGAAGATGAAGAGGCATATTATGAGGGGCTGCGACGTTTGCAGGATAAGTACGGGCGAATGAAGCTACTTGAACAGCAGCGGTTAGCAGATGAATCAATGGCGCAAATGGAGGCGATACTTGCTGAAGAAACAGCCAAACAAGATGCTTTTTTTGCCGAACGTGCCGCCGCTGAAATAGCAACTGAAAAAGCCATTGCAGATTCAAAGGCTATGCTTCGCCAATCTTCATTTGCCCTGCTGAATGCAATTGCGGATATGGAGTTAGGTAAAGACAAGGCAAACCAAAAAGCAAAGAAAGCTATTGCGCTTGTTGATCTTGCTATTGATACAGGTAAGGCTATTGCAAGTATGACACGCGAAGCGGCGGACGCTGCGGCTAAAGCACAAGCGATTACGCCCGTGCCCGGTGCAGGTGCAATATTTTATGCCGGTTACTACCTTGCCCGACTTGCCACAATTGCAAAGAATATCGGGCAGGCTAAACGAATACTTGAAAGCGGAAACGCAACAAGCGTATCAGGTGACGGCGGCGGCGGGCAAACACCAACAGTAAACGCTCCACAATCATTTACGCCGGTAGTGCCGCCAACAACAACACTAACAAGCGGATTAAACACAAACACGCAGCAGCAGCAATCAACGCAAAGCAGCAGTATAGCACCGCCTGCAATGCGGGCGTATGTGCTCGAACGTGACATTACAAACACACAATCAAACGTATCTATATATGAGCAAAACGCAACATTCACCGGATAACATCGCCCTGTTTAATGGGTTGCCAGTTTACATCTCAACCGTTGACGAACGGGCAGCGGGCATTGAATTTAATTCATTGGTTGCCTCGCCCGCTGTTCAATACACATGGCAAGCATATAGCGCCGAAAAACCAATTCCTGAAAAACAGTTTTTTGCTGACACTGAACGCCGAATAATTACCGGCGTTGCAATGCTTGCTGATACACCTATTTATCGCGTGGATAGGGATAAGGCCGGGAATATTACTAAAGAATATTACACCGTTTTTCCCTATGAAGAAACCGAAAAAATATTAAAGATGTTTGTGAAGAATGGTAGGCACAACTATGTCAACGTTGATCACAAACGAACTGGGAAAGTTGCCGGTGTTGATGCTGTGCCTGATGGCTTGTATTTATTTGAGTTGATTTTTGTTGACAGTAAGCGTGGCGTATCCGCCCCGTCGGCATTCAGCGAAGTTCCAGACGGCAGTATAATTACATCGTACTACGTGGAATCAGACGAAGTATGGAATAACCTTGTAAAAGACGGTGTGGTATTGGGTTTCAGCGTTGAAGGTGAGTTCTTGATGTACCCAAAGGAGAAACAGCAATACAGCGCAGAACTCGCTTTAATCGAATCCATACAGCGCGATATAACAGCGATTGAACAGCATTTAACCGCCGCAAGTTAACACCGATAAACAACATAAATTAAACGTACATACTATGTCCGAAAAATCCTTTCTCACAAATCTACGCCTATCCATTGCGCGGGCTGCTGCCGAAATCAAAGGGCAGAAGTTCTACGCAACAATTGACGGCGTAGTGGTTGAACCGGAAGGCGGCGAACTAAAGCCCGGCGTTAAGCTGATGGTGAAAGACCCGGCAACCGGTGAAATGCTACCCGCTCCAACAGGCGAACACACGCTCGACAGCGGCGAAATTGTTGTAGTTGGTGCTGACGGCATGATTACAGAGATTAAGCCTAAAGAGGCTGACCCTGCTGCCGATCCCGCCAAAGACCCTGCCGAAATGAATGCACCGCCCGCGCCACCGGCTCAAAACCCGTCTGCACTGATTGAGCAGATCACGCGTGAAACCCGTTTCAGTGAAGCTGTAAGCGAAGAGGTGGCTAAAGCTATCCCGAAAATCACAGACGCGATCAAAGCCACATTTACTGAACTGCTCACAGCAAGTAAAGCCGAAACCGATGCGGTAAAAGCGGAATTTGCTGCTTACAAAACCGAAAACGAAACGGCACTGAAAGACATTCAGGATCTCGTTGAAAAGATTGCCGAACAACCGTCCGCGCAGTCGTTTAAAGAGGTGAAGAAAAAAACAGATCAAACAGAAAAAGTAAAAGAACTTACACCAACTCAACAACGCATCGTTGATCGAGGTGGAAATCTTAATTAATCAACAAACACACCAACAAAAATAAAAACACAATACTATGCCTGAATTTGATGTAAGTGCGCTTGTGGCGCACATCGAAGAGTCTGCCGAAGAACTCAAACAGACTATGGTTATGGGTCACGAATCGGCCAATGACTTTGAAGATTACTACGGACTTCGCGCCGGGCAAACACACCGCATCGGAACGCACGAAGAAAGTATTTACGAAACCGCGTATAACTGTAACCCGTCAACTAATCAGGGTACAACCACACTTGGCAAAGTTGACCTGACTGTTAAGCCGCTCGAATTTTACCGCGATTGGTGTCTTGATGAATTGCAGGAATATTTTATTGCAAAAACACTTCCTGAAAAAACAGCAAGCGGTGAAGCTGCACAGCAAAGCGCGCTTTTCAAACAGTTCACTGATCGCCTATACCAGCGTATTGATGAACGTCTCGAAGTAGGTACATGGCAATCGGTAAACACCGTTAGCGTTCCGCAGGGATATCCGGCTGTTGGTGCTTCAAACTGGGATGAGTACAATGGGGTTCTTCGCACGATTGACGCGGCAAGCGGTGTGATTAATTCACAAACTGTTGCGGGCACATCGGTAACAAATATCACCCTTGCAAACGCCGTTTCGGTTATGACTGATTACACAATGGGTATGCCCATTTTGCTGTTTCAGGCTCACCAGAGCGGCGAAGCCTCAACATATATGGGTTGGGACACATTCCGCATTGTGACTCAGGCTTACATGAATGCAAACCAATTCAACTTTTACCCGGATAAGGCCGCGTTGAAAAAGGGTGAACTGGAACTGCCAAGCGGTCTTATTATTAAGGCGCGTATGGGATTGAACAGCGCAAATGCTCCCGCTGCTGCAAATGCAACTATGCAGGATCGTATCGTTACGTTTAAAAAGACCAACATTGCTAAATCTGCAATGACCGCCGCCGAAGTTAAAACACCGGAGGTATGGTATGATAAAGACACCAAAAAACTCAAATTCCGCGCGACTATGTCGGTAGGTTACAAAGAGTTTTTTGGCTCTGAGATTTATATGTACAAAAACGCCTAATCCACTAACCGCGTAGCCCCGTAAGGCTGCGCGGTAAACACTTCACGATATGTGTGTAACCACGCTTACAAACGACTTTACACGCCCCTGCCGAAAGCATGGCGGCGTTGCTGAAATAAAGGTGCGCCCGTGGGTTGAACCTACAACCGCTGCCGGGTTCGCGCTTACCGCATCGCTTGCTACGCTTTCTGGTGCCGCATTGGCGGGATGGATTAAGTTGTATTGCGATCTGAAAACCAGCAAAGCAATGTCAACCGGTACAACCAACCGCGAAAACGGTTCGTTTTTTTGGGCACAGCAGGTGGACTGGAAATATCTCGATTTACCTGTTGAGCTCATCGAAGATATGGCTGATATGATGAAGAACAATGTTCACGTTGCCGTTAAGACCAACGAGGGCAAATACTATCTGTTCGGCTATAACTACGGCATGGCGTATCAGGGCACATTTGACACCGGCGCGGCTCTATCCGATGCAGTTGCCACTACATCAACATTCGTTGGCGAGGAAATCAACTTTCCGGTGTATCGAATTTCTCAGACGGTTTACGACCTGCTCGATCAATAATGCTGCGAGTTAACAGGGGTTCAGCTAATAATTTGGCGATGACTGGCACTGAGCGTGTCAGCATCGCCAATCCTGTTTTTCTTTTGCGCCTAAAAAAAGCCGGTACAAATGATGAGTTCGCGTGTATCGTTGAAGATACTTCACCGAATCCGCTACGCTATAATTTATTTGTACTCACCGAATCAAACACACCCGACCCGCTGAATGCAGATTTAACGCTGCAAAATGGCCGATATACATATTGGCTTTACGAACAGTCGAGCACAACAAATCTCGATTATAACAACGCAATTTCTGAACTTGAAACCGGTATTTTATGGGTCGGAAATCTGAACGTTGATACCGATGTGCAAGTTATAAGTGAGCAACAAACCATCCGTTATGTCGAATAAAAATAGAGGCAATCAACAACAGCAACAAGCGAAACAATCCGGTGTACTCACCGAATTGAAATTTATTGACGTTGAAGTGCCTTTGTTTTACGAAAACCCGGCAAAAGGAGAGTACGTTCAATACGGTAAGGAAAATGATTATCCGCGCTACTTATTCGATCTCTATAATTCATCGCCACTACACGCAGCCATTGTAAACGGTAAGGTGGATTATATCTGTGCGAACGGATGGACGTATAACCGTGACGGCCTGAATGCCGCGCAGATTGCATCTATTGATAAATTTATTACCGGGATAAATCCAAAAACACGGATAGCTGCATTCGACGGCGTACTATTTAACTGGATTGCGTTTGAAGCAATTTGGAATAAGGCGGGCACTTCACTCACATTTGAGCACGTTCCTATTTCGGATGTGCGTATAATGATTGACCCTGAAACAAAAGACATTACCGGCTATGCTTACACTTCGCAGTGGTACACAATAAGCACAAACGGTGTTCGCAAAAAAAATCCTGCACCACAGGACGCGCCCGACTTTGTGGAGTTTGGGCTGTTTGATGAAGAAAACAAAACAGGCCGCCAATTACTCGTTTACGTTGCTCCGCTTGTAGGTAGTTACGTTTATCCGCTGCCCGAATACTACGCAGCAATTAAAGCAATTGAAACCGATTCGCGTTTACAGCAGTACGACTTAAACGAGGTTGCAAACGGATTTAGTGCATCGGTAGTGATTAACATTCCGGGCAGCGAATGGAGCGACAAAAAGAAACGGGATGATATGGAGGATACGGTTATGAAAAAAGCATCCGGCGAAACCGGAAAACGCTTTCTTCTGAACTTCGTTACCGATCCAAATATGAAAGCGACGGTCGAGACAATCGACCTGCCATCTGTTGACCGCTTTTCTAATACTCAAAAAAATTCAGAGCGTTCGATATTTACCGCTCACACCGTTACATCACCGATGCTGTTCGGGATCAAAACCGAAGGGCAATTAGGCGGGCGCGATGAAATGGATGTTGCCGAAGATATATTTATTAAGCGTTATGTATCTGGATGGCAGATGGTGTTGGAGGGTATGATAAATAAGCTTGCAAAGTATGCAGGTGTGCCGGTAACGCTTACCCTATCCGATGTAAAGCCAAAGCAAGCTAAAACCATTGAGGCTTTCAGCCAATTACCGCCTATGCTTGCTTCTAAGGTTGCGGAGGCAATGAGTGCAGAAGAAATACGTGAACTCGTTGGATTGAAAGGCACAGCAACCACGACAACACAAACAACACAAGCGCGGTTTAGTATTGATGTTTCACGCCTTACCGGCACAAAGAAACACATCGAAGCATTTAGCAAGCGTGGCCGTTCGCGCAGTGATTTCAGTGTGATTTCAAAACGCGCTGTTGATACCGCCGAATACTCCGACATTGAAGCCGCTGAAATGCGTTTTGTTTCGGCTTACTTCGATGAAGAAATAGTACTGCACGACTTCGCCGAATCCGGTTCTACAATCACGCTTAAATCAGTTGATCGTGTGGTGTTGGATATGCTTTCAAAGTCACCGGCCTTAACTGCTGCTGAAATCGCAAAAGCATCTAAATTGCCAGTGGCCAAAATTGAAGCATCAATAACTCAGCTTACTAAGTCGGGTTATTTAAAGTCAGTTGCCGATGGACTTACACCGACAGCAACCGGAAACAAAGTAATTGAACGCGCCCCGGCAAAGACGGCAGAAATTGAAGTGCTTTATTCGTATGAGGTTGCGCCGGGCATGGGTGCTCCGATACTTCCGAAAGACGAAAACGGAAACGAGCGAACCCGCGAATTTTGTTACGATCTGATTAAACTTGATCGTATGTACACGAAGGAGGAAATACTTGCAATGGAAAACGACTTCGGCGGCAGCGCGTGGGAGGTTCGCGGCGGATGGTACACGAAGCCCGGCACAACCATTGCAACACCGCAATGCCGCCATATCTGGATGCAAAACATTGTAACACGTAATTAATCATGGCTATCATTCGTGCAGTATTTATTACCGCTGAATCACTGATGCAGGAAACACCGGCAAACAGTGATATAGATGTGGCTATGCTTCGCAATCTCATTTGGGAAAGTCAGGAGATAAAAATACGTTCTTTACTTGGTTGTGATTTGTACGACGAACTTGTAGAGCAAAAAATAAATGACGCTGTTACACCGGAAAACGAAACACTGATTGAACAGTATATTCGACCTGCGTTAAACAACTATGTGTTAGCAATGAATATGCCCGTGTTTCATTATCGAATCAGAAATAAGGGTATCGTAGTACAACAAGGCGAAAACACGCAGAGCGCGGATTATTCGGAGGTAAACGCAATGTCCCGACTTCATGCAGACAAAGCCGAATCGTTTGCAAATCTCATGCTGAAATTCCTGAATAAAAATATTGAAGATTATCCCCTATTTAGAAATTCCGATAACTGCAACTGTTCGGGTTCAGATAGCGCGTACATGATTAGCTTTAACTTGTAATGCAAAATCAGACACTAAATAACATCGAAGCGGCTTTGCGTGATATAGCAGATAATCACGCACAGATACACAATTTCCGTTTCGGTAAGCTGTCCGATTTTGAAAGCACGCATTTAACTTCACCGGTTGAAATGTGGTGTGATTACGAAGTAGCCACAAAGCGAAATGCAACGGTGGCTTATGCTATCCGCGTTTATATTTTGGATTTAGTTCAGGATGACCTGAGCAATGAAACGGAGGTATTTAGTGATACGGCTCTAATCTGCTCAGACATCGAAAGTCAACTTCGCAATTCCGCATATCCGTTTTTCATCGACGAAGAAATACTAACATTCAACCCGGTTGAGGAATACAGCACCTACCGATGGACTGGCCACTATTTCACAATCACATTAGTAACCGCAGTTAGTGATTGTGGCCTCCCATTTATACCGCCACTATCACCGCCAAACCCAACGCCACCGGCTGCCAATTGCGAACCCGTTACAATTCGTAACATTGAAACACTTGCCACCGTTGACACTGTTGCGGCGGGCGGTACATACGACGTACTTGTATTTTCAGGCATTCGTGACCCCGGCATACCACCATTTACTAACTCAATAATAGCAACACCATGACAGCTTTTGTAGGCTCAGTTCAACTCGCATCATTGCCGGAATCCGCATGGATTGCGGCCAACCCGGAACTACTTACTGGGCAGGTCGCATTTTCAAACGATCAATTTTATCCCGGCTCAGATCAACCGAAATTCAAAGTAGGTAACGGCTCTGCACTATGGTCTGATTTGGATTATATGCCAATCGGCGCAATTCCTCCAACATGGGGTACAATCACCGGAACGCTGTCAAATCAAACAGACTTAAACACCGCGCTTACAAACAATGCAAGCGCGGCAAGCGCCGCTGCTGCCGCCGCCGCCGCTGCACAGGCCACTGCCGATAATAAGACGCTCGAACAGGTGCGATTGCAGGATAACACAATTGACGGCGATATTAAACACACAAGCGGAATCGGTGTAATTAACCTGTCAGATACTACGCCCGGCGTTGCGTCGGCTACACTAAGTAGCGGCGACGGCATGGTGTATGCAAACAATGCAGGTTCGGGCATCGGCACAAATACGCAAACCGTAGGCTTGTTTACAGATTTCAGCACCGAAACAACAGTAATTAAAAATTCAGCGGGAACTGTAACGTTATTAAGTGGCGGATCTCTCGATATTGGCGGCTATCAAATAAAGTCACTGCAAGCGGGAACGGCAGCAACAGACGCGGTTAATAAATCGCAGTTGAACGCAAAGCAAGATATAGGCGCAAATGTTAACCTTTATCAGCTATCACACGCAAACGGTTACTTTGCGTTTACTGATTGCTGTTCGGCGGGTGATATTGGTTTTTCTGTTCAGGTTTCTGGCAGCGGAACTGGGGGCACGGCAAGCGCAACACCATTTACAATTCAACCGGCAGTAGGTGTAACGGGCTTTACGATGGGTACGGTAGCTACTAACCGCGTTGCATACGCTTGCCCGTCAATGGTTGATACTTTGTTTTTCGGACAGGGCGCAGCATACTACGTTAGCAGACACGCAATAAATACACTATCAGATGCAACTAACCGCTATACATGCCGAATTGGTTTTATTGATAGTGTTACCGCCGAATCAACGGACGGTGCTTTTTTCAGATACATCGATACTGTGAACTCTGGCCGGTGGCAATGTGTAACACGCGCAAATAACGTTGAGACGGCAACAGATAGCGGTGTTGCAGCCGCTGCCGGTACATGGGTTAAATTTGAGGTTGAAGTAAACGCCGCCGGAAACTCAATAGCGTTTAAAATAAACGGCACAACCGTACAAACACACACAACCAACATACCTACCGGCAGCGGACGCGGCACAAGCTACGGCAACATGGTGTTGCGCTCAGTAGGTACGGCAAACTTCACATCACTACTGATGGACTTTGCAATGTGCCGCCAAATATTTACAGCTTCACGTTAACCAACAAACACTATAAACAATGAGTACACTCGCATCACCCGAACAAACAGACGCGGTATTGCTTGGCCGCGATCCTAACTACTGGATAACTTCGCCGATAAACGACCTCCTTAACGCTCAATTCAACGAGCATCTGACTATGTATGTCAACGGCAATGACATGATAGATCAGGATGCAGCAAACAACGAGCAATCATTCGGCTTGCGCTATGTTGAAGGCGGCGGAACGGAAGCCTTTGAAATTTCCCCCGACCCTAACCGCCCGGTTGTGGACTTTCGTTTTCCCGAATAATAAACACACCTATGGAACACACATTCGACAAACAACAAACCGCGCTTTTTCTTGCCGACGGACATCCCGGTTACGAAACCGGTCAGCAAAACGACATCTCAGAAATTGATTTGCTGCCACAAGATCAACTCATTATTATACTGACTGATCTTCATGCAATCGCAGACGGCGCGGAAACGCTTTTAGGAACTATGTCAGACGGCACAATCGTGTATATCGGAGATGCACCCCGCAATCCGATACCGCCCCGAAATTAATTGACGGCTTTTCTGCTCGCTGTCAACGACCCGACAACACAGCAAGGGATGGAAAAGGCCTATGAATTAATTATTGCCGCGCTTACACTGATTCTTGTTGTAGCCAATAAATGGACGCGAACACACGTAGTGAAAGCTATTAAGAAATGGCTGACAGACGACGCGATTATTGAGCAGCAGAAAAAGATAACCGAGGATATTAAACAACTGGTTGAGATGCAACACGCCGCAATCGTTCAATTAACACAAACGACATCAACAATAGACAAACTGCGAGAAGCTGTTAAAGAGTTGGGGATCGACTTTTCCGAATTGAAAAAGAGCGAAGATGCTTTACGTGAAAAAATTTCCGATATTCGGGAACGAATCGCTAAACTCGAAGCCAGACAATGAAGTCACACTATTACAGATACCTTGCCCTTATAGCCATCGACACGCTGTTGTCGATGGCTTGGCATTTAGGCACAACCGAAACACAGGAGCGTTATATTTACTACGCTTCGATGGCGTTACGCGCAACAATCTCAATAAATGCCGCCTTACTCGCAGGGGCAAAAGGATGGAAACCGGGACGTTTCGCGCTTATACTTGTGCTATGGTATAGCCTTGTATCGGTTGCGGACGTAGGTGATACTTTGGGTGACGGCAATGTTTTATCGGCTAATGTAGAGTTATCTTTATTCGTTTCCGGTGCTGCCGCGATTACAATTGCCCGTGCTTTTTTGCCGGATAAAAAATTGTAGTATATTTGCAACTCTACAATACCTGTCGTTGGTTTTGAGAGCAACGCCCATCGTTGCGAACCCGCCTATTGATACGGCGGGTTTTTTTATTCATACATAGTATGTATATTAGCCGCATGACTGAACCTAAATCTAAAGTACTTGCCGCGTTTTCAAAGCTGTTCGCGTCTGGCACACAAGGCGATATACTGCTGTACGGTTACGATAAGGCAACAACTGAAACGCTGATTGCTCACTGTAAAGCCTCAAAGCGTATGGTTAACAGCTATGCAGAGACGGCGGCACAATATCAGGAACTTACCCGCGTGGTGTCTGCAAAGCATAACATCATTACATCGGTGGGCGATAAATACGGGCTTATCGTTGTATTTCACTGGCACAACTTGCAGTTGTTTAAGCTGCTGCAAATGGCTGATATAGTGGTGTCGAATGTGCCTTTCCGGGGCGAAACGGCGCACAGCCTGTTGCGTGTAAACGCGGGCGATAATATGCACATTACGGCCTACTCAAACACGTTGCCGATAAACAAGTCTGCCGGTTCTATTCTGCCGGTAGGCGATAGTAACTTAACTCTATTCTGATGGATATACTTTATTTTGCCGCTATCGGTGCAGTGATCGCCGAAGTGATTGCTCCGGTAATACTTGCATTTTTTGGCAAACGCAAACTGAAGCCGTTTACCTGCGCCGGGTGTGCTGCTTTTTGGCTTGCGCTGTGCATCAACTGGCAGCAGTGGCAAACACTCGAATACTACGGTACGGCAGCACTTGCATACTTTGCCGGGCATCTACTGGTAAGGCTTTTTAAACTTATTCCGATCAAATGAGAAACGAATTAACCGAACACGAATACACGAAGCTGCTACCGTATAAGCAGTATATATTCGCAGCAGTACCGGGCGCAACGCTATACGGCGATAAGCACCATTCAGCGTGGGCAATTATGGCCGATATATGGTGGGATATGAAACGCGCCCGAACGGACGGCTTTTGCCCCGATTGCGTGTATTCAATGTATCAAAATTTCAGGGACTTAATCACTATTTACGAAAAGCACAATGGCATTCAAACGAGATAAGATCGACACACTGGCCGGTGACTTCAATAAGGCTGAATTTGTTGCAGCGGGTACTAATGTACTAAGCAATGAAAAATTAACCTGCTTTATACGCTACCTGATTTCAGCCGAACGGCAACGCGGCGCAATTGGCAAGGCGAACCCGGCGAATGTTGCGGGTGAAGATTTTGAACAGTGGCTCAAGCTTCACGGCTGCGACAATCCTGAAATGTCCGCTGAAATACTTGCTGAAACAAAGCCTGTTGTTTCAGTGCAACGAATAGCCACCGCGTCGGACTGGTTGAAAAAATAACCTTGCTTACTATATTCGTTTACAAACGAATGTCTATATTCGCCGCATGAAAAAGACCTACCTCATCATATTTGCCGCATTTATTGCAGCATCATGCAGTAAAGAACTGCCAGACATTACACCTATTCAGCGTGACGGCGGCGTTGTTGCTCAAACATCAGAGCAATCACCATTCGCGAAGTATGAATTTATATTTATACCGAACACAACTTGTAATACTTCTATTATTACCGGGCAATACCGGCTGTTTTATTCAAGTTGCAACAATGCACCGAATGACAATTCGATAACCGCGATTAAAGTTTGGTATCGCGAATACAGATGGACGGCTTGCGTTAATGGCTTGCCGGTATCGCCCGGCAGCGGATGGGTAATGGTTCAAAACGCCTGTGCCGTATCTGGCCTCTCAAAATGGGTGAAAGCCTCGACAACCTTACCTGCGGGAACTTGGCTCAGTATTTGCCTTAACGGGAAACCGGTGAACCCGAATAACGACCCCGATTATATCGGCTTACAGTCAAGTAACTGGGAGTTAATTTACAGTAATTGCGGCAATGGGATTGCGTTGTTTTGGCAGTACCCGTAAAGTCACTCCTTTTCACATCAGCCCGGCTAACCACCGGGTTTTTTTATCCCCAAAACCATCCCGGCCGTAAATTAACAACCCTAATTTACAGCACGTTACAATTTATCTGCGAAATAAATTTGCGTATGTCGAAGCGGTGATTTACATTTGTCGTATCAAAATCAAACGACAATGACAACCATCTTCAACACCACCGGCAGTAAAGCAGTAAACATCTCAACCGATGCAACTGGAACGGTTCGCGCTTTTTATGTTCAAATCTACAACGGCGAGCAACAGGT